TTAAAAGATTTAGAAGATATAGATTTACAAGAGGCTTTATTACAAGTCTTCATAGACAAAATGTATAAGCAATCTATTCAGAATGAATATACAGAATCTTTTGAAAAGATAATGCTTTTACCAGAGAACTATGATAGGTTATTAATACCTAATAGTGATCATGGTATGAGAGAGATGAGGGATAATCTGAATAAACTTTTTGGTAGAGATAAAATTTCTACTAGTTCACCATTACTTTCTTTGTCTTATATTAATAATCAAAGACAACTTTCTATAGCTGGTAAAGATAATGTAGGTATAGGTGCTATAGCACAGGTGAATCACTCTCTTACTCAGAGGCAACCAGTTTATATTGACCCTGCTAAGATTGCAAAGACATACCCTAAAGACAAGGATTTCTTAGGAGATGGCACTATTAAACTAAGGGATAAAAAGGGAAATCCTTTATATAATGAAATAGTAGTAAAAGGAAAACCATATATATCTTTATCTGGTAAAACAGATAAGGCTGGAAAACTTATAACAGATAAAATATCTGCTTATTTGAATGGATTTGTGGATATTCTAAAAGATACCTTTATTGCTGAATTAGGTGTTAACAGGGCTAATGCAGGTATCTTCTTATTCCTGGAAAGAATTGGAATACCTTCTGAAACAGTTATTCACTTTATGAATCAGCCTATTATAGTGGAATATAATAAGTTGTTAACCCAGATGGGTAAACCTTTCTTATTTAATACGGAAAATATAGACTATATATTAGGTATGTTTGAAGGAGGAGAAGATGTGACTACTATTAATACTGAAAGTCTTGCTAAAAATATTGAAACTTATTTTAAAGATGGTAAAAAAGGTTGGACTAATGTAGATAATTCTCAACAAAGACTTGTATTAACTGAATTCTTGAAGTATGCTAAAATGGCTAATCAGTTAAGAGAGCATATACAAGCTGTTACTTGGGATACTGCTAATTTCAGTGACTTTACCCTGATGGAAATTAAGAAGATGCTACTTAACAATGTTAATAAGTATTCTATCTTTAATACTCCAGAAGATATTTTGAATAACTCCTTCTTAGGGGATTTAAAAACAAAGATTGGTAAAGCATCTAAAGCTATTGGTTCATTCCTTAAATTACAGGCAGGATCTGGACAGATGGCTATACTCAAAACCCTGTATCCTTTAATAGACCCTAAAGATAATTACTTATCTGCAAGAGAAGCTATGAAGCTTGGAAATAAAGTAACTGCTTCTTTCCTGGATTATTTAATACAGACCAGATCAAATGTATATGGTTCTCCATTAGGTTCTTATATAGCAAGGCAGTTAACTGACCAGGTTAATGGTACAGCTTTTAAAGTTAAAAGGATAAAAGATGACCCAGAAAATACCTTAAATCAAAACTATGCAATTGCTTCACTTAATGTTATGATTGGTGAGCAGGAAGGTCAGGTAAATAATCTTAGGTTAAAGCTACCTACAAAAGATATATTCTCTCAAAATGCTTTTATACAAGGATTAAGAGAGCTTAAAGATATTGATCCAGAGCTTTATAGGTCTATAGCTTTTGCTTCTGTGTTACAATCTGGTACATATAAATCATACTTGTCTTTTACAGATTTACTCCCATTAGAAGATTTCTCAGCTCTTGTTAATCCAATTCTGGAAATGACTGCTAGTGACTCTTCTCTGGAATGGTATTCTGAAGCTAAGTTATTTTTAAAGAATAATTGGCAAGACCAGGATTTTGTACCTAGTACTCCTTACTTATTACAGAAAAAGGATAAATCTGGATGGTATAATCCTTGGAAAGTTAGTCCAAAATATTATGAAAGAGCTGTAAATAATTTTGAAAAAATAACTAATAATTCATTAGAACACCCTATCTTTGTATCAAGGTGGAGACAGGAAGCTGGTTCTCCTATTGTTACACTTAAAAAGGAAGACCATGTGAATTTTACCGATGTACAAATAAAACAATTTAAAAGAAAGGGTGATTACAGAAGTTATAAAGTAACAGTTGGTTATCAATTGGTTATGGATGGTTCAGAACCATATATTATATATGACGATAAAAACTCTGCTTTTGATAAGTTTGTTTATAAAGCTGTAAACTTATATGGAGATGGTGTAAAAGCTCAGGAATACTATGAAGATAACAGACCTTCTCAATTGAATAATGGTACTTTACACCTTTCCCAGGAACTTACTGACCAGCAAGTAATTGATTCTTTTGAGGGAACTGTTAAATCAATAGCTAAAACATCAGCCCCTGTTGCTAAACAAATTCCACAGGCTAAGACTACTACTGTAGAAACTAAACCTGTTGTACAAGTAAAGAATGCCCCTCCTAAACAGAATAAAGGTGGAGTAGCTGCTATGTTAGCTATGAAAAAAGGTCCGTGTAAATAATATAAATAATTAATTAATGAGTTGTCGCATAATTTCAAGCCCTACAACTGGCAAAGAAGAAACTTCTATTCTATGGAATGAAATCCGTGATATAGTAGCTTCTGATGAACAAGCTGATGTGGCTTACAGTAATATTGTTACAGAGGAATTCGTAGAAGTATTTGGAAACTGGGTTGAAGAGCCTGAATCTATAGATAAATCTAAAGTTAATTCTGTAGGGGAACCACTTCTTACTGAAGAAGTAAGGAGCTTTATTGGTATTAATTCTACTATAGTAAAAGGTCCAATAAATTACTATGACGAACCTGGGTTTAAGAAAAGAAATCCAAACTTTAATCCAGAAACTTATGTAAATACAGTTAATAAGTTTGGAGAAAGTAAACAAGAATTCCCTGAATTAACTCCTACTTTGGAAGAAGGTGTAATGTTGCAAACAGAGAATGAAGATTTAACCCCCAGTAAAGCTTCTCCTGAAACTATAGAAAGAGTTAAAGAGTGGTTAAGCAGAATTGGTGTAGATATAAAAGCTTTGGACACTGCTAGGTATAAAGGAATTAATGGTGTAGCAGATATATTGAATAACATCATTGAAATAGCCGAAGGTAAAACCAATGAAGCTTTAACAGAAGAAGCTATGCACTTTGCTGTAGAGATATTAGAAATCACAAATCCTGCTCTTTACAAAAAAATGTTAAGTAAGATTGGTAACTACCAGATTTACAAAAACTTATCTGTGGATGAAACTTATATCAAACAATTTACTAAACAAGGTAAGCTGGATGTTATAGGCATGAAGAAAGAAGCCATTGGTAAAGTACTGGCTGAAACACTTATCAGACAAGAACAGGAAGGTGTGGAAAAACCTGAATTCCTTGAGCAATCTAAAAGCTGGTGGCAGCAGATTGTAGAATGGTTTAAAGGACTTATTAATCAGGCAGGGTACAATCCTTTTGAAAAAGCAATAGAAGGCTTGAATAATATAGGCACTGTAGAATCTTTAAAGAATAGACAGGAACTTGTTAAGCTTGGTAAAAGAGTAGAAGCTATACAGAGTTCAGAGACTGGTGTATTTCAGGATGAGATAAACAAAGCTCTGGATAATAAAGATTATAGAGCAGCTATTTCATTGATAGCTAATCAGTTAACACCTGAAACTTTTCAAACAGTAATAGACAAAAACCTAAATGGTGATACTAAACTTGGGCAGGATATACAAGATTTTGCCAGAGTTTATTTACAAACTGCTCCAGAGAACCCTACTGCTGATGCTATTATAGCAGCTATTAAAAAGATAAGAGCTGATTATAAAGTAGTAAAGCATAGTGATACTGTAGACCCAGAGGATGAGAATAATAACTCTTATTATACTGCTGTAATAAATGGTGTAGAAAAGAAAACAGATAGAACTACTGAATGGGCTAAAAGAGAGAATCTTAAAAAGACTGGTGGTAAAGACTATATGAAAGAAAGGGCTAAAGATCCTATTCTTAAAATGCAGGATACTGCTAAAGCTTTAACTGGTACTAAACTTCATAATTTTATAGAAGAAACTATTAAGGTATTCTTAAGGGATGATGGTACTATAATGAATGAGGATGAGGCAGATTTAAGTCTGTTACCTGAAACTAAGGGACCAGTTTTAAACGCTATCCAAACCTATTTATTAGGAGACCCTAGAAAAGGTATTAATGGTTTCTTATTTCAATTCCCTGCTGGTACAAAGATTCTCACAGAGGAAATAATCTTTAATCCTAATGCAAAGAATGAAAAGGGAGAAGTAGTAGGTAGAGCAGGTACTGTGGATTTAATGGTTTTTCTACCAGATGGTAAAGTAAAAGTATATGATTGGAAATTTATGGGCTTCACTCCTGATAAAATAGACCAGGCTCCTCAAAAGAAAACTCAACATGCTTTGCAATTAGCTGATTATAGAAGGACTATGAAGGAGTCTTTTGGTGTGAAGGACATTGAATTACAGACTGTACCATTTGGAGCAGTTTATAAAATGAAAGATGTAGATGGTAAAAAAGTTCCAGTATTAAAATCAGTAGTAACTGGTAATATAAATATAAGGAATGAGGAAAATACATTCTTATTACCTGTAGTACCTGAAGACCAATCTTCAGGAAACAAAGATGTTGATAATCTTGTAAAAGCTTTAAAAGCGCATTACAAAAAACTTTATGATAAACCTGTTGGGCCAGAAGGTGAAAGATATATAAAGATACAGGGACTTAACCAGTTGTCTGTAGCTATTAGAAATTTACAGGTAGCTCTAAACTTCAAACCTTTAGAGGCTGAAGCTGTAACTTTTAAAAAGAATATATTAGAGACTATTGATAAGTATAAGGAAATAGATGTATCTGGTTTGGAAAAAGAAGATATAAACAAGCAAATCAATGAGTTATTAGACTTATTAAAAAGTGCAGACACTTATTCCAATCTTGATAAAGCTTTTATTAGTGAGTATGGTGAAGACAATCTTGGTAAAGACGAGACTTTACTTTTAAAAAATCTTAGTGCTGCATCATCTGCTGCTAAAAATTCTAAAAAAGAACTTACTGATTTACTTAAAAAGTATGTAGCACAAGCTGCTATAGAACAAGGATTTTCTCCTACTGAAGTATTATCAGCTACTAAAGAAGTACAAGGAATTATAAATTCTTTCTTAGAAGGTACTAAACTGCCTAATGCTACTATGAACCTTGCAGCTAAAATTGTACTGGAAGCAAGGAGTAATGATAAAAGACTTATAGCTGCGGAGATTGAAAAGTTTGGTAAAATATATACAGAGTTACAAAAAGCCCATCCATCTGATCCTTTCAAAGCTATAGGTGATGGACATGAGTTAATAAGGAAAACTAAAGCAGAGTTCTGGAAGGCTCTAAGTGATGCTTATGAGAATGAGAATGCAAATTTTATCTTAGAAAATGTAGACCAAGAAAAGTTAAAAAAATCAATAGCTGACCTTATTGAAAAAAGGTTTGAGCAAATTGAAAATACAATATATACAACTGATGAGAAGGAAAATAGAAAAAGAAAAGAAGAGCATAGATTAAGAACAATAAAGGATTTTGACTTCTTTAGAGGTAGAGGATTTGAAGGTTTTCAAAATAGAACTTTTCAAAACCTTGTGAAACAAGCAGTTATTGAAGAGAAACATTACACTGAAGAGTTTAAAAAACTATCTGGTCCAGCACTGGATATGTATAATTTTATTTTTGAACTGAACAGAAGAGCTTTTAAACAAGGTTACTTAGGACAGGGTAATTCTATGAGGTTTTTCCCTTTTGTTTTAGGCACTACTCTGGAAAGATTACAGCAAAGTGATAATATATTAACAGGTGCTTATAGTAGTTTATCAGATGCTTTTACTGTACAGAAAGATGATACAATAGAATATGGACAGATTGATCCTGAAACAGGTAAACTAGCTAAATCTATACCTAAATTCTTCACCAAAAAAGGTGATAAAGAGGGTAAAGAAAATGAGCTATCTACTGATTTATTAAAAGTTATTCCTTTATATATCAGGGCTTTACAGGAATATGAAACCTCTAAAGACTTGGAAATGACTCTATTAGCTATGCACACTGTTGAGAAAGCTAAAGGACACTTTGAAGTTAAGAATAATAAAGTTGTTTTTGAAGGAGATGTTCCCAAGGTATTTGATTCAAATGAGGCAAATGCTGCTGTATTAGAGGTAATGACTGATGATGCTATATATGGTATTAGACAAGAAGCAGATACACTTCTGGATACAGTAATCTCCAAAACTTCTAAAGGAACTGAAGAAGAGAAACAAAGAAGGGCTATGTCTGCTAAGAAAACTATTCAGCAGACTAATGCTTATACACAGGGTTTAGCAGTAGGTCTAAAAGTTTTAGTTGCAATACCTAACTTTGTTGGTGCTTTTATGCAATCAGTAGTTAATGCTGGATTATATTACACAGTAGCTGATTATAACAGGAACTTTGGTAATGTAGTGGGTAGTATATTTACTGGGAAAGAGGGTAATGTAATGAAGGGATTATTGGATTTAGTGATACCTTTAAATGAAGATATTGTAAAAGAGGGACAGAAGAAAATAGCAGCTAAACAATCTCCTCTTAAATGGCTATCTGTTTGGTCTTTTCAGGATGTATTAATGTCTACCAATAGAATTGGGGATATAGCACATCAACTTACTAATGCATACTCTTGGTTGGATAATAGTATGGTAGTAGATGGTAAGATTGAAAATATAAGGCAGTATGTTCAAAAAAAGAATGCAAAAAGGTATGAGAACCCATCTACTTTAGCTCAAGTAGAAAAGGATATGGAAGAAGAGGTTAAAACCTTAAAACAAACTAAATCTCTACCAAAGATAGCTACTTTTAACAAGGATGGTATATTAGAAATTCCTGGAGTTACAGAAGAAGAGATTTCCAGATATAGAACAAAAGTAACAGAATATGGTAGATATATAACTGGTCAGATGTCTACAGAGAATAAAGCCCAGTATAGAAGAAATATACTGGCACAATCTTTCATGATGTTCAAGAACTGGATACCTAAACAGGTTTCCTTAAGAGCTATGGATATTAAGAAAGATCCTGTATTGGGACAATGGGAATATGGTAGAACAAGACTATTTGCAAAGACTATAATGCATATAGGCTTTACTAAAATAAATAAAATTAAAGATATAATAAATGCTACTCCGGAAGGCATAGCTATTATGCAAGCTATGCTAGAGCAGAAAAGAGAAGATTACTACCAAAAAACAGGATTAGAATTACAAATCACGGAATCTGAGTTCTTTGATATGATGAGAAAAGAACTACAGGCAGAGATGAAGGAACTTGCTATTCTCGTATCTGTTATAGCGTTGGTAGTAGCTGCTAAAGTAGCTCAACCACCTGAAGAGGAAGAGGATTTATTAAAGAACAGGTATAAATTCTGGGCTAAAGCAATTAATAAGATATCTGATGAGATGTGGTTCTATTATAACCCAACATCTGCTGAAAGTATAACCAGAGGTTCTGTAGCTCCTTCCCTTGGTTTATTAAGCAAGGTAACTAAAGTATTCACTTCTTTTGGTAAAGAAACAACTGGTTATATACTGGAAGATGAGAAGATGCAAAAAGAAGCTTATCCACAGAAATACTTCTTTAATATTGTACCATTTGCTTCCCAGTTTCAAAATGAGATACTTCCTATAGTATTCCCTGAAGAAGCTAAAGAAAGAGGTATCAGAACTTCTGCTGAGGCAAGAGCTATGAGATAATGCTATATAAGGTAAAAATCTTCAAAATCACTTGGTTTTTACAGATGAATAAATTAATTTTACACTAATCACTCTAATAAATATCTAATGAATATCTGTAATTATAAACCTATACACTGGCAACCAAATATAGTACCAGATGTAAATAGCAGGTTTAGATTTGTTTATAGGTCAATTTGTCATATTCAAGCTAGTTCTTTTGAATTCTTGTATGGTAGTAATGATCCTTTAAATGACCCTAATCACTCTCATGCTATATATCTGAATACAACTGATGGCACTATTTGGGACTGGAATAATACTACCAGTACTTGGGAATTAATATATACACCAACAGGTGGACCAGGTGGTTCCCAAAATCTTCAACAAGTTTTAGATGAAGGTAATACAGCAATTAATCAAACAATTACGCTTTTTGCTGATGGTTCTAGATATTCCGCAATAAGTGATGATGATGTAGCTGAAGCCATAATAGGTGTAGATACTGAACCCTATCTATTGTTTAGAAATAGCTCAAACAATGAATTATATCTAAGAATGAGTTTGGCTTCCGGGAATACAGTTGAATATCCAGCAAATTCTGGAACATTAGCTCTTCTTTCAGATATACCTCCAGCAACCCCAACTGTAATAGTTACTAAAACAACTACTTATACTCTTCAATTAGCTGATGCAGATAATGATACACTGTTTGAGATGAATGCAGCTACAGATGAAGATTTCATCATAGATTCTGCTATTAATTTTCCTATTGGTACTTCTTTTATCTTTGCAAGAAGAGGAATAGGGGAATTGAATATAATTCCAAATGGCTCTACTGTTATTTTATCCGCTAATGCAGCTACAAATTTAACCTTTCAAGATAGTGGTGCTACAATTATAAAAGTATCAGCTACAGAATGGAGGTTATTTGGAGATATTGGTGATCCAGTAGTAACGACTCCAGGTGGATTAAATAAAGAAATTCAATTTAATGATAATAATACAGGATTTGGAGGAGCAAGTGGTTTCACATATGGTCCATTAAATGTTAGTGGAGTATTAGAACTTGATTCAACAGAAACAGTAAGAGCTGTATTTTCTATTAATAGTAGTGCAGCATCATCTACCATATTCCAAATAGTTGATAGAGCTAATCCTGGAACTAGTAAATATTTTACCGTTGGCCCTGCTGGTGGATTAATGGCTGGTAGTTGGGTAGTCAGTAATGGAGGGAATTTAACAATAGCTACAGCAGCTTTAGGTGCAAGTTCTATGTTTCGTTTAAGTAATGTAGCTACAACCAGACGTATAGATTTTCTTCTTAATTCTGATAATACCTTTAGTATAAAGGATAATACAGCAGGTGCTGATAGATTTATTATAAACCCAGCAGGTGAGATTTTAATACCAACTTTAGATACAGACGGTACAGCTCCAACCACTACAGGAACTACTAAAAATGTAATGGCAGATGGTGCAGGAAAATTAACTTTCTCAACTATTAAAGAGTATGTAGCGATACTTGATCAAACCGGTACATCTGCACCAACTGCAACAGTATTACGTAATACATTAGGAGGTACTGTAGTATGGAGTTATGTAAGCGATGGGGCTTACGAAGCCACATTAACAGGTGCTTTTCCAACTTTAAAAACAGTGTTCTCTATTGTTAATTATAGCTCTGATTATCAAGTGGCAGCTTACGCAGATGGTAGTAACAATAAAATAATTCTAAATGTAGTATCTGTATCTGGAGGGTATTTGCCATCCAATGACGGACTTACGCAATGTTCTTTTCAAATATTTGTTTATCCATAATTTAAAAACATAAAAAAATGAATGTACAAAACTCAGTAAAAACAACAATTGCAACTGAAAACGGAACATTTGAGGTAAAACTCGATGTTGATGTTGATGGAAATGTATGCGAAGTATCAATCTACAATCCTTTGACAGGCTTTGGTGGAACGGTACAATACGACATTCCAAGCAACCAGTTTGGTATCATGGTAAAGAACCAATCAAAATTGCAGATTGATACCAACGGTAATGTATTGGATTGTGGGTAAACTATCTATCAAACTAGTTCTACTTTTTTAGGTATTATACTATTATTAATTGTATTATTTTTACCTTTATCCGAAATAACTAAAGTATGGTTAACAGTTTTTGGAGTTATACTAACTGTAATATTTGGAGGATTAATTGTTCTTAAAAATGAATATATGTTTCAAGAAGCTTTTGGTTATGGTCAATGGGTTGCTTTACTGATAGGTATAGTAATGTCATGTGTATTTGGTTGGATGGGATGGGTACGAAAAGTATCTTGGGCTAATGCTTGGAAATGGGCATCTATTGGATTGTTTTTATTAACAATACTATCTGCATTAGTAATGTGGAATGATGCTAAACCATGAGTAAATTGCTCAAAATATTGTCCTTAGTACTAGGAGCTGGTCTTATCTATCTCTCTACTAAAGTATATTCTAATACTGGTATGGTTTTAATATCCTTATTGGGCATAGCTTTTATTGTATTAGGTCTTATAGCTTTAACATTTAAGAAATGATAGAATTAATTATTAGCTTTTTATTATATCTTTTAGCTATTGCATCTAAATCCATTGCAGATACTATACATCATCATCCAAAGACAATGATTTTTAAAGGCAATTTTTGGAAGATGTGGCCTCATGACAACGGATATTACCCATTTACCAAAATACCTAAAGATGGTTGGCATACTTTTAATGGATTAATGATTTGTTTTTTAACAGCCATTCCCTTTGTACAATTATTTAGATTTTTTCATTGGGGAATTGTCTGTAGTGGGTATGCTTTAGCTGGTATTATATGGATTCTTGGTTTTAATCTATTATATAATAAAACATTTCAAAATGGCAAAAATAAAAAAAATAACGGGTAATTATACTATAATCTCATCGGATGCTGGTAAACACCTTATTGTAGACAGTCCAAATGATGTTACTATAATTGTTCCAGCAACTACTGCTTCAGTAGAGAGTGAGATTCTTATCAGGAGATATGGAGCAGGAAAGGTAAATATCGTAAGTGATAGTACTTCTAATATAAGGAGTTCCAGAAATGAGTGGGAGATAGCAGATGTATATTCTGCTGTGGTTTTAATAAAAATTTCATCAAGAGAGTGGACTTTAGATGGTGATAAAAAATAATTAATTAAATGGGAAATATAGCAAGAAATGGTGTTATAGCCAGAAAAACCAAAGTTGGTCAACCTCCTTTGAATCTACCTCCTGTTGTAGATGCTGGTATTAATCAGGTAATTACTTTACCTACTAATAGTGTATCTGTAACAGGTACAGCTACAGATGCTGATGGTTCTATATCTTCAGTATTATGGACACAGGTATCTGGCCCATCTACTGCAACTATTGTAAATCCTATATTAAATACCACTACTATAAGTAATTTAGTAGCAGGGATTTATACTTTTAAATTTACTGCAACAGATAATAAGGGTTTATCAAGTTCTGATACTATAGTAGTCACAATTAATGCTGCTGTTCCTGTAAATGTTCCACCAATAGCTAATGCTGGACCAGACAGAAACTTACAGTTACCATCTACTCTTGTTCTGTTAGGAAGTGGAACAGATACTGATGGTACAATAACAAGTTATGCATGGTCATTTATATCTGGTCCGAATACCCCAATTATTACAACTCCAAATGCTCAAAACACTTCTGTAACCAATTTAGTAGAAGGTTCTTATACATTTAGATTGACTGTAACAGATAATAACTCATCTACAGATACGGATGATGTTGTAATAACTGTATTTCCAGAAGTTATATTACCAACTTTAGATGCAAAGATAGCTTTGTTATCTGCTCCCACAGTTCCAATAACAACTTTATCTATTACTAATCCTTCTTTTGTAAATCTTACAAGTGCCTCTACTTCTTCTGTTAATATTTCTACATACCAATGGACTAAAGTAAGTGGTCCAACATGCACCATTATTAATGGTAATACAAATACATGTACAATCAATAACTTAATAACTGGTAATTATGTATTTAGACTACAAATTTGGTTAATATCTCCTTGGGATTCTTATACTGATACTCAGGATTTATCAGTTACAGTAGTAAATACAGCCAGCCCTACTTATTTTGTAGATACTATAGATGGGGCAGACAGTAATAATGGCACAAGTGAACTTACTGCATGGAGGTCAACAACTAAAGTAAATGCTGCAATACAAGCTGGTACTATTTTACCTGGTAATGCAGTACTCTTTAAAAGAAATCAAGTTCATTATGGGTCTATAAATGTAACCAGGTCTGGAGCTTTAAATAATCCAATTACTTTTGGGGCTTATGGTATAGGTCAACTACCTGTATTAACAGGTTTTAATAGTGTGTCAATCTGGAACTCTGTAGGTACAAATCTTTGGGAATCAGCTTCTTCACCAAGTACTTTAGCATCCTGTAATATAATATCTTTAAATGGTGTTAACCAGCCTTATGGTAAAATGCCTAAAAGTGGATATTGGACTATTACATCAACTACACCAACCAGTATAACTTCTTCTAATTTAAATAGTGCAACAACTGATTGGACAGGTGCAAATGTAGCTTCAAAAACAGCTAGATGGCATGTTGATAGGTCTGTTGTTTCCAGTCATAGTGGAAATACCATAGCTTTTTCACCTATGTCTTATGAGCCTGTAGCTGGTTGGGGATTCTTTTTACAAAATCATATTAAAGCTTGTACCCAGCAGAATGACTGGTGCTATAATGCCACTACCAAAAAAATAAGTATATATAGTACAACAACACCTGTTAATGTAAAGGTTCCTAATTTAGATATTGGAATTAACCTGAATGCTGTTAACTATATAAAAATCAATAATATAGCTTTTGAAGGGTATAATTCCTATGGTATTTTTGCAAACCTGTCTAATACTGTAAGTAATACTGGAATTGAGATACAAAATTGTACTTTTAATTTTACAGGTATAGGCGCAGTACATACTAATAGAAGAAATAGTGTTGGTATAAATGTTACTAATAACACTATTACAGAAAGTAATGATGTAGGAATACATGTAGGAAATAGTAACAATGCTGTTATCTCTGATAACAAGATAACCAATGCTGGTAATCTATTAGGAATGGGTATTAGTGGAGATGAAAGCTATACAGGAATTGTGTGTTATGCTGGAGATGATTGTAAAGTTTATCGTAATACTGTTACAAATTCAGGATATGTAGGTATAAGATGGGATGGAAATGGTACTGAAATTGTAAACAATGTTGTTATAAATACCAATTATATTAAAGATGATGGTGGGGGTATTTACAATTATCCAAATGAAGGAGATGATATTATTACTTCCCATACACGAAGAAGACTGGTTCAAGGAAATATTGTAATTAGCTCCCCAGGTGTATTTGAAGGCACTCCTTATAGTAACCTAGAAGGTTATTGTATCTATAATGATGGTAATAGCTCTGATACAGACTTCATTGGAAACTTCTGTTACAACGGAGCAGGAACAGTAGGGTGTTTCTTTATGAATGGTGGCTACAATAATGTTGTTGATAACAATGTGTTATTGGGTGGTCAAAGAGCTATTAGAAGTCATGTTGTTAGTGGTATTACACCATTGGCACATAAATATACAAACAATACTTATGTAGCCAAAGAGAGTAATCAATACCCTGTTTATATGGAAATAGCAAGTTTACCTGCTTCCTGGACTTTAACAGGAAATAGATATGCTAAACCTGTAAATGATAGTTCTGCTAAAATCTGGATAGATAAAAGTGGAGTGGATGAATTCTTTACATTAGCAGCTTACAAAGCATTACCATTTACAGGTGGTAAAGATGCTAATGCTACAAATTCTCCTTTGTCAGTTGCAAACTCTTCAAAAATTATCCATTATTACAATGAAACCAGTATTGGTAAAAGTATAAATTTAGGAAGTGGAGTGTATATAGATGCTAAAGATGGTTCTACAAAAACCGGAACTATTATACTACAACCATATACAGGAATAGTATTATTAAATACAGTATGATTATAACATCACAAGGAGATCTTAATGTTGGAGGAGGGGTAATTTATGGTCCTCCAGTAAACAATCAAGGATATATTACAGGTATGTCCTTTACAAACCTATCTTCTTTTGTGTTGGAAGTGTATTTATACCGAAAAGTACCAAATTCTAAAAAATTACTATATAAATTAACACTTGATGCAGGTGATATAGTAGAGGATGATACAGAATATGTATTAGATTATGGAGATTACCTATGGGCAAAGTCTTCAGTAACTGGTACTCAATTTGTAATTATGGGAAGTGTATCAAGAACAGTATGATAAAAGTATTTACATATCAAGGTAATTTAAAACAGACTAGTTCAGGAGGTTTATTTGCTTGTTCTTTATTATCTACATGTACAACAGATAATCTAGCAGAAGGGTCTAATTTATATTTTACAGACAGTAGGGCTGTAACAGCTTTAACTGGGGAGAATATATCTATTTTTACCAATGATTCTGGATATTTAACCTCCTTATCCGGAGCTGTTTTAACAACCAGAAGTTTAACTATAAATGGTGTATCTTTTGATTTATCTGCTGATAGAACTTGGACCATAAGTACTGTAACAGGTAATGCAGGAACTGCAACTGCTTTACAGACAGCTAGAAGGATAAATAGTGTATTATTTGATGGTACATCAGATATAAATACTGATGAGAAAATACTTACCTATCAAGCTTTGGGGTCAACAATACTATCCCAAAATGTAAATGGTGGACTAGGAGATGCTACAGGAACATACACAATGGCTGATAATCGTGTATGTTTTATGGCTACATATTTAAAGAAAGCAGGAACTATTACAGGAATAAAATGGAAACAAGCTACTCAAGGTAGCTATACAGCAGATGGTTATAATGGAGTAGGTCTATATACCTATTCTGGAGGAACATTAACACTAGTAGCTTCATCAACTGATGATGGTAATATATGGAAGGCAACTACAGGAACAATATCAAGTAAAGCTTTTTCAAGTACTTATGCTGCCAGTGCAGGTTTACACTTTATAGGGGTACTTTATTGTAACTCTTCACAATCAACAGCTCCTGTTATAGGAGCTATACTTGGTGCAACAGGTACTAATATAGTTAACGATTTTACGAATTCTGCAAAATTAAATGGTCATGTTGTAGGACAGACTTCTTTACCAGCAAGTATAGCCATGAGTAGTATAACAGCTTTTTTTAATGAGCCTTGGGCCGCCACTTACTAAACTTAAAATGAATATTATATTAGATTCTATGTCTTATTTACTAGCAGCAACTTTACTTATTCTTTGTAAAGCGTTATTTGATTATATAGTAAAATACATTAAAGGAAGAGATATAGGCAGCATATTTCATAGATCAATGAAGCAGGCAGTACTTATTAATCAGGAATTAGCCTCTTTAAGAGATAAATATGCGTTTAATAGGGCATCTTTAATTGATTATCACAATGGAGTGAGTTCATTCCAAGGTATAAGTTTTAAAAATGCTTCTATGAGAAATGAGATGACTGACATTAATACAAAATCCATCATAAAGGATTTTCAAAATATACCATGTTCAATTCTTGCCACTATGCTTATAGAGCTGGAAAATTCCAAAGAAGGTTATACAGTTACAACTGATGATATGGATAATGAAACAGCTATAACTTATAAAATGTATGGTATAAAAAAAGCATATAACTTTAAAGTTGGTAAAAATCTGACAGAGGGTGTAGTTAGTCTTTTACTGAATGAGGACAATGTAAATTTAAGTATAGAAGACATTAAAGATATTAAAGGACATATTCAAAAAATAAGATTAATAAGACGAGTGAAATGAAGCCAAATGTAAAAAAATTCTTTTATGATTTAATAGACTCTGATAATGAAAAATCTTCAAAAAGATTTATAACATTAGTGGCTATGCTTCATTTTATTATAGGATCTTTTTTAATACTTGGATTGTTTACATTTGTTGCCATTCACCCTACTAAAGGAGATATTGAGTTTTTAAAGATAATGAATGATATACTAAAAGTTATACTAGAGTATGATTTTTTAATAATTGTAGCAGGTTTAGGAATGATTACCAGTGAAAATTTAGGTAAGATACTTGTTAAAAAATTCACCAAAGGATATGATGGTGGTGGATGGGGTTCATGGGGAAATGATGAAGAAAAAAATATTGGCTCACAAAAAACACCCAAAGAAGATGGCGAACTTTAGTTTATACTTTCCTATTTTATTAAAATTTGAAGGTGGTTATGTTAATAACCCAAAAGATAATGGTGGTCCTACTAATCTAGGAGTTACGTTAAAAGAGTGGTTATCAAGTGGTTATGATAAAGACGGTGATGGAGATATAGATGTTCAGGATCTGAAAAGAATTACTCCAAAAGATGCTGAGAAAATAGCAAAATTGAAATACTGGGATAAAGTCAGGGGGGATGAAATTAATTCCCAAAGTGTAGCAGAGTTTTTATTTGATTGGGCTTATATGTCTGGACCAGGTACTGCAATAAGAAAACTTCAGGAAGTTTTAGAAATTACAATTGATGGTATTATAGGCAATAAAACAATAGGAGCTATAAACTCCACAAATCCTGTCACTTTATTTAACTTATTAAAAGCCAGAAGAGAAAAGTTTTTCAGAGATATTGTTAATAATAACCCCTCTCAGAAAGTATTTTTAAAAGGTTGGTTAAATAGAAATAATTTATTTGTATTTCACGGATAAGTTGTATATTTGTAATATGAAAGAACTACATATCTTGGGAATCTATAAAATAACAAGCCCTTCCGGAAAAGTTTATATTGGTCAGAGTGCAAATATACTAAAGAGATTTAGATATTATAAATATTATAGTGCTTACCAACAACCCAAATTACATAGTTCATTATTGAAATATGGTTGGGAAACACACATATTTGAAGTAATACATGAGTTACCTTTTGATGTTTCTCAAGAAGTTTTAGATAAATATGAAAATTTATATATAGATTTATATAAAAGTTGTAATTTAGATTTACTAAATATAAGAGGTGGGGGAAGTAGAGGAAAAGTGTCAGAAGACACAAAAAAGAAATTAAGCATAGCCCATACGGGCAAAATACTTAGTGAAGCAACAAAAAAGAAAATTAGTGAAAGTAGAAAAGGTAAATGTTTAGGAGAAAATAATCATAGGTATGGGAAACCCGTTCCAAATCAAGACCATAATAAAGGTAAGAAACAGTCTAAAGAATTAATAGACAAAAGAATGAAAAAAAGTAGAATACCGATACTTCAATATGATTTAGAAGATAATTTTATAAAAGAATGGATTTGTGCAGAAGAAGTATTTAGACATTTAAAAATATGGCCCCAGAGTATAAGAATATGTTGTAGAAATAAAGGTCCTTTGTGGAGTACTGGAGGTTTTAAATGGAAAAACAAAAACTAAATATGAAGGAATTATCAATAATCGGAATTTGCGCTACTAAGAACCGGGTTTCTCACTTAAAGAAAGTGATAAGGTGCTTTATAGAGCAAGATTATACTGGTCCATCTACATTATTTATATACAATAATGCAAAAGAAGAGCAACAGTTAGGGGATTTTGAACTTCCTCCAAATAAAACTATCATTTTAATTAACCACAGTACTAAATTAGGAGAGGACAGAGATTATAATAATCTTGGTGAGATATACAATGATATTTTAGAGTTCATTCCCTTAGCTGATTTAGTGGTACATATGGATGATGATGATACCTATCTTCCTGATCATTTTTCCAAAGGATTAGAAGGTTATAAAAGAGGTGGTTTATTAGCTTACAAACCTGAAAAATCTTGGTTTAAGACACATGATAAACTTTCTCTTGAGAAAAATGTACTAGAACCTTCTATATTTGTAAATTATGATCATTTAAAATCAGAAGGTTATTTTCCTAGAAATGTGGATTTACATCATAAATGGGTACAACCTTTAATAGATAAGGAACAAATATATGTAGATCCAAAAGGGAAAGCTACTTTTATATATGATTGGAGTGGTACAATACCTGTTTGGAAAACATCTGGAGATCCTCATAATCCAAACAATTTTAATAACTACACAGCAAATTCAACAGATAAAGGTACTGGTATATTATTACCTATTAGTAAAGAAGACTTATTAAAATATGAACCTCAATATAATCTGTTGTACAGAAAATAAATTAAGATTTGCCTGGGAAACCAGGGTACTTTTAACTTCTTTAAAAGAGTTTGATTATTCAGATAAAGCAAGAGTACTTATATACAAATCTCAAGAAGGTACTCATACAGAGTGGGGTACTTTAGAACATGATTTTCCTGAAGCTCAGTTTTTCTATTATGATGATAAAAACATAATGAAGACTGCCAGAGCATTTGGTTATCCTCCTTTGTGCAGGTTATATTGTTTACAAAAACATTGGGAACAATTTCCACATTTACAACAAGAGGCTATATTTTATTGTGATACAGATATAGTATTTACTAAGAAATTTGATTTTACACCCTATTTAGAAGACTCTATTAATTATTTATCCTGGACTGGTAATATAGAAAGAACAGATAATTACTTATGGCAACCTTATTTGGACTCAAAATTAGATAAGGTGAATCCTTTAAAAATAGAAAAATTTAAAAAGATAGATATAGTATCTAGATTAGGAAATATCTGTGGAATTAACAGAGAAATTATAACTAAGAACAATGAACATACCGGAGGAGCACAATATTTGTTAAAAAATATAACCAAGCAATTCTGGATTGACTGTTTTAACACCTGTTGTGAAATAAAAATGTATCTGGCTGATATTAACCAGATATATATGCAAGGTACAACAGCTCAGGAAAGAGAAAATAATGGATTTCAATCCTGGTGTGCAGATATGTGGTGTGTATTGTATAATCTCTGGAAAACTTCAGAAACAAGGTGTCCCAAAGAATTTGACTTTGCATGGAGTACAGATAAAATAGAAAGATTAAATGAGGTATTTGTCCTACATAATGCAGGAGTTACTTCTGATGAAAAAATAGCAGTTGCTAACCAAAGAGATGAAAATGGAGGGAGAATAACTTTAGAGGGACCATTATTCTTTAAAGGTAATTCTAAGTATTTAGTATCTACACCGCAACAAGATATAGAAAAATTATTGGAAATATATAACAATCCAATTAATAAACAGTTTTGTAACAATTTTTATATAAAAACAATTTTAAAATCCACAAAAAATGAGTATTGATAAAAGCATGAAGTATTTCACAAGATTAGACTACCAAGGTAGAAGGATTGCTGGTAGTGGAGTTATCCGTAGAAAAAAACCATCTATAGGCAGATGGGTAGAAGAAACTGAAGCAACTTGTTGTTTCCCATTCACATCTTTAACCCAAACACCTGCTGATACTTATATATCAGACATTACATTGACTATTCTGTGTGATGATGTAGAGGTTATGGTAACTACTATACTAGCTAGTTCTACTGATATAGACACATTAGTAGCTGAGTTAAATAGTAATCTAGCTTATCTGGGTACTTTTAGTACTGATGGAACAGATGTTATCTTACATCTTCACCAGGATATTGCAGATTCAATGTGTGCTGGGGAGTTGACAATGGCAGTAACTGGTACTCCTACGACTACCACTACAACCACTACTACAAGTACTACAACCACAACGGCCACACCTTGATGATTTAACAAATATTTAACAAGGTACTACTTGTAGTTGTCGTTTTTATTATATATCTTTGTGTTTAAATATGTAAAGATGTGTAATAGAGTATGTAAAGTGTGTAGCATTAATAAAGCATTAGAGTTTTTTCAGTATCATTCAGCTACAGGATATTACAGTAAAACTTGTAAAGATTGTTCTAATAAGCTTAGAAGACAGAATTTTGCTAATAAAGCCACTTTAGAAGGAAGAATTTTAAATAAACTATCTACCCTAATAAGATATAAAACATGTAATAAATGTAAAGAAGAAAAAGAGGTAAATAGGAATAATTTTACAAGACATAATAGTAGATATAGTAATATTTGTAGAGTTTGTAACGAAACTGAAAAACTAAAAAACAAACTTATAAAGGACAATGAGAAAGTTAATGATAGAACTATTGTTAAACACTCAACATATAGAGCTAATGATTTTAGAAAAGGATTACTATTTCAACTAACAAAAAAATTTCTAGAAAAAGCTTTGAATAGTGAATGTGTATATTGTGGATTTCCTGCTAATGGTGTAGATAGATTAGATAATAATATTGGGCATACTGATGAAAATTGTGTACCTTGCTGTACTCAATGTAATCATGCTAGAAATAATTATTTTACAGTAGAAGAAATGAAAATAATAGGAAATACTATAAGGGAAATTAAACTTAAAAGAAAGTGACAATATATTTTAAAGATGTTCCTAAAGTTATACCAGATAACGAAAGGTCTTATTTTAATTTATTAGAGGGAGTATTGAATACAGTAGACGAACTTTCTACAATGGAAGTTAGAAAGAATTTATCTAATTATAGCTTTAGAATAGCTATCTCTAATCCTGTATATCTATCTTTAATAATAGATAAACTGAATGAGTTACATTCAATGTTAAATACAAGACTTGTTTATTCTAAATCTATTAAAAATCTTAGTGCTATATCTTTTACTGTGCCAATATTTTAACTTTTCTTTAACATATTATTTAGTATATTTGCTAAAAATATAAATTTATATGGATACTAGTACGATTCAAGAAGCTGAAGTGGTTAAGAACAAATTTAATCCACAAGCAAATTATGAGTGGAAGCCTACTGACACATTTACTATCTCGGGAGGTGAACTTAATTTATTACACCAAACACTGCATATAGTGTTTAACACTGGTGAAACTGAACCTAAAAAATGGGTCATGTTAAGTAAGTTATATGAGTTAACTACAGGAGTAATTAAGAGAGGAGTAGAAAATGGACTTATACAAGAAGTAAAACCAACTACTGCAAGTCCTTTAATACAGGATAATCCAGGAGAGTAAAATTAAAAAAGCCCTTAGCTAATAACTAAGGGCTTTTCTTTTATAACTTATTTTGTTGAACCATTCCTGCTTTAACAAAGAAATACGCATCAACGGCTGGCATACCATATTGCTGAAAGAGTTTTTTAACTCTTCTACCATGATTAACAGGGTATTTTTCAACTACTCCAAATACCATTCTTCTTTTACTACCATCTTTTTCTTCCCTTTCATTATGAAGATTTCCTTCTGCATCCTGAAATAATGGCTTATAGAACTTGTTAAATACCGGATACTCCTCCAAAGGAATTTTCTTCGCTTCCCTTTTCAGAATTTTTATCATTTTTTTCTTTTTCATATCTTGCTTTTGCTCTTTTAATATGTGATTTATATATTTTATCTGTTTCAGTTTCTATTCCTGGAAACCCTCTCCCTTTTCTAGTATGTTCATCCGGAGTAACTAAAAGGATATTCCATTCTTCATATTCTACTTCTGGATATTTACTTCTTTCCAGTAAATGGTCGCAAAAGGTACTTTTTAATTGCATCCCCAATCCTTTCCCAGAAACCTCGGATTTGTGGGACCTCTTTAACCAAATTTTCCGAAATAGTTCCCACCTCTTTTCGTAACTCTCCTTTTTTTCTGTCATTTTCTTTAAATTTATTTTCTATCCATATACTCTTTACTATACCTTTTCCTAATACCAAAGCTACAAACATCCATTTATCCTTTTTATAATCCAGTCTTACACAAGCTTCTATTAATCTTGTACTATTGTTATTAGCAATACTTCCATTATATAGGTTATCTCTAGTAACTCTTAGTAAAGTAGGAGCTACAATAAGTTCCCCATCTACTCTTTCCACTAATCTTGCTTTAGCATGTTTAGAATAAGAGAGAGGAATTAAACCCTCTCTCCATTTTAATTGTTTAATTAATATCTCGTTTCTATTTAATCTAATCATTTTACGTATTTATATATGTGACCATAACTTGTGTTATACACATCTATAAGATTATTTACTTCTCTTTTCCAAATAGCATGTAATTTACCTTTAGCTGGTTCATTGGATATTTTCTGTTCTATTAACTCTTGTAATTCCATAGCAGAAGTTACATTAGGTATTACATCTGTATTCTCCTCATTACCCTCATAATAATCAATATTCCTCTTCATATCTTATTAATTTTTGATTGATTAAATGTGGTAAGACAACATCTACCATAGGGTGTTCAACACTCATCCACTCCGAAGAATAGCATTCTAAATCTTGAATATTCAACATTGGCAATCCCTTAGTGATAAACAAATTTACTATTTCTTTCATATTATTAAAATTTACTACCCAAGTACTATTTTGAGGTATATATAATTGATCATCCGTATCATAAATACTTTCCCTGTCTAAAGAAAAAACACTTCCAATTAAAGTTAATTTAATTTTCTCTTTAATAGGATTATTATCAAATACATATTTTCCTGTATTTTTACTATAGTAGCCCATGATTAACGATTATCTCCAGAACCTTGTATAACACCTCTTTCTCTACGAGAAGTTAGTTTAACTATATTCATTTCTGCAATATCTTCTAAAGTATATCCAAGATCTTCAGCAGTAGCTGCCAAATACCAAAGAACATCACCTAGTTCATCTGCTATAAGTCTCTTATTTTCAGCATTGAAATCTCCACCACTATCCCTAAGAACTTTCTTTACTTTACCCTGTACTTCTCCTGCCTCATTACCTAATCCTAATACTGGATATATAATCTTATCACCATATCCATATATCTTATTCTTCATTGCCTCATTCTGATATTCATTTAATTTCATATTAATTTTCTTTTATTTTGTTTAAAACTTTTGTTTCCAATTCTAACGCATAATCAGGGTTATCCCTAAGAAATTCCCTTAGTTTTCCATCTTGTAATTTAGTATCACTTACTGTATACCAAGTTCCTGACTTTTCAAGAAACTTATATTCTACTGCTAAATCTATCAACTCACCTATTCTATCTACACCTACTCCCCATATGATATTAAACTCTGCTTTTCCAAATGGTGGTGCACATTTATTTTTAACTACTTCCACAGTAGTTTTGTTTGTTTCTTTTGCTTTATCCAGTACCTTAGATACTTTGTATCTCATATCAGCATAGAACTTGTAAGCATTTCCCCCTGATGGAACATTTGGATCTCCATAACCACCTATATTAGTTCTTAACTGGCTAATAGTAATCATAGTAGTTCCAGTAGACATTAGATTAGGTTTAATCTTTCTAAGAGCATCATTATTTACTCTTGCTTGTAAAGCCATTTTAGCATCACCAATTTCACTCTCAAGAGAAGCTTTAGGTGGCATAGCTGTTTGACTATCTAGAACTATTAATCCAAATTCCTTACTCAATACTGCTTCATAAATCAGATTATAACCATCTTCCATAGTCTCTGGTTGAGCTATAAACATTTCTTCTACATTAACACCAATTGATTTTGCATATTTTTTATCAAAAGATTGCTCAAAATCAACTAACATAGTTTTCTCACCAGCTTTTTGAAATTCAGATATAAAGTGTAGGCATAAAGTACTTTTACCTGAACTCTCTGGTCCAAAAATTTCAATCAATTTACCTTTAGGATTACCACCAACTCCTGTTGCAATATCAAGGGTTAAACTCCCTGTCTTAACAACATCTAAATGGTCTGGAGCTTGTCCACCTCCTATAATGGTTCCCTTACCATACTTCTTGTTGAGTACATCTACTATACTCTCTTTCTTTACTTTTTCTTCTGCCATATTAATTGTTTAATTTTCTTTATTAATCCACACAGTTTCTATCCTGCCACTTCTAGGTATAACTATCTCTTCTTTTTCCTCCCAAAGTTCTATTGTCCTGTCTGAATCAAGTAATATACCATTTTGATCATCTAATATTACACCAGTACAAGGCTCTTCGTTACAAGTACCTATATAAGTACCTCTTATAATACCTTCATAGAATTGTTTTCCATCCTCATATATTCTATATTTTTCTCCTGGTTTAATATCGTTATATATTTTCGCTTTCATTTTTATACTCCCAAGGAGCTTTATATAGTTTAAAAGTTATAAATTGTATTACTCTTTTGTACCATTTTCTCTTAGGCTCATTTATAATCATAAATTCTTCTATAGAATGTGGCATCATAAAAATTGTACCTACTTCAAAAGCATAAGCCAGATTTAATTTAAAATAAGCCTTTGTAAAACCTGTTTTTATAATATCTTTTGTACTGGTTATAAAATATTCCATATACAAATATAATAAAAAAACCTAGCTATTTCTAGCTAGGTTTGTTAATGAATTGTTAACTAATCTACAGTACAAGCTGCTACTTTTTTACACATATCAATAAAATATTGATTATCAAATTTATTCTTCATAATATTAATATCTTTATGTACCCATTGTACATTATCTAATGTATAATCTTTACTACTATCTATTCTATCTAAAGAAGCTGTATAAGACCCTTTACTTTTATTAGGGAATATCAAAATAATTCCTGTTAAAGCACATTTTCTTTCTTGTTTTAAAAATAGATTCCATGCTTCTTCAATAGTAATCGTTACTTTTTTTATTCTTCTATTACCTTTTACTCCACTAGCACTTCTAATTATTTTATCATACCAGAAAGCTGAAGATATTTCCCCTATTCCTGCCCACAAGGAATGTTTAGCTCCGAAACTTCTTTCACACCCACAATGAGTTATCCTACCTGCTCTTAAATGAGTTGTAGATACTATATGAATATTTCCACAATCACATAAGCATTTGTATCTAGTATAATATCCATTCTTATCCTTTTCTTTATTTAAAGCTAGTAATTTACCAAATTTATTACCAATTTCTGTCTTCATAATTTAACAAATATTTACCACTAAGATAGTAAATAAATGTGAAAATACAAAGACATTTATGTTATTAAATTGTTAACTCACACTGGGAGCCACTACATGCAGCCACTTGACCAAATTGTACATTATCATCATGTTCAACTACCTGTGTAAGGTCTAAATCCTGTATAAACTCTAT